ATATCCCAATGAACATGAATTAGAATTTGGAGCTAGCTTTATTTCAAGTAGTGACCATGCTATTAAACTTACTGACTATGGGTCATTTAATATAGGATCTTATGCTCACAGAAGCATTACGGCTTCTGTTGGAGTAAAATATAATGCGGGTACTGCACCCGAAATTAGAATAGTTAACATAGATACTGGTCACCCCCTAGTAACCCAAGCGGCATCAGGCACAGGTGATCAAACAAGTGCTTACCAACATCTATCAGTACAAACAACAGCTTCAGGACACGTAGATATAGTATTAGCTAATCCACACCTCCCACAAGGAACTGAACCCCACGTAGGATCAGGAGCTACAGTATACTTTACTGATCTAAAAATTAACGAAGGATAATGAAACTAATACAAGGTAGAATACCGTTTATTCAAACACCTGAACAATCTAAACTTGTTCAAGGTAGGGTACCCTTTGTTCGTTCACCTCAACCACGGAAACAGGCCGCAGCCGCAGCCGCTCCTGCAGCAGATGGGCCTGATAATTTAGCTTCTTTTGGTGGAATAGCTAAAGCCAGTATAGCATCAATAAATGGTGTTGCTCTTGCAAGTATTTCGTCAATAAATGGGGTTTCTTAAAATTATTACATACGTATATGTAAACGTATAAAATTAAAAAGTTATGGCAGATCCAATCAAATTTAATGATGATGAGCTCGGACAAATCCGAGAAATTCAACAACTCTATGCTACTGTAGTCCATCAAGCTGGGCAGGTTCATATTGATGAAATTAACTTACATGAAAGAAAAGGGCAAGTTGAAGCTAATCTTCATGAAGTAAGAAGAAAAGAACAAGGATTAGTATCTTCTCTTACTGAAACTTATGGAAAAGGAAGTATTAATTTAGAAACTGGAGAATTTACACCGATAGGAGAATAAATTCGGTTTTGAAACTATTTTTATATTTATGGGGGACCCACTAGGGTCCCCTATATTTGTATACAATAACATTAAATTAAAAATAAAATGGCAACAGAAACTTTAGTATCACCGGGTGTATTACTTCAGGAAGTAGATAAAAGCTACATTACTCCTGGAACAGACCCTTCAGGATTAGCAATTATTGGTCCTGCTGTAAAAGGACCCGTTGAGGTACCTACATTAATTAATAATTTCCAAGAATTTAAAGATACCTATGGAACTACATTTGAATCTGCCTCCCAAGGATATGAATACTTTACTAGCTTAGCCGCTAGAAACTATTTTAATAATGGGGGTGCCAGCCTTTTAGTAGTTAGAGTAGTATCCTCTTCAGCTAATTGGGATTATGCCGATAGCACACATGTATCCGCTTCTGCAAAAAGCAGTACACAACCCTTTACCCTGGAAACTATAGGTGAGGGTGAAGGTCTCAATAATGCAATCGCATTAACCACGGCACCCGAGAAATTTGCCGGAGGAATTTTAAAATCAGGATCTGCAGATAACTTTAGGTGGGAAATTACAAACATAAACAATAAATCAGGTACATTTACTTTAGTTGTTAGAAGAGGAGATGATTCAACTTCTAAGCCTGTTATTTTAGAACAATTTACTGGTGTATCTTTAGATCCCCTTTCACCTAATTATGTTGCTAAGGCCATTGGTGATCAAAAAATTACTAAAAATAGTGATGCTACTGGTATTATAGTTTCTGGTGAATACCCTAATAAGTCTAAATTTATAAGAGTAAAAGATGTAAATTTACCTACTTATGAATATTCAATCAATAACGCAGTACAAACAGACGCTGCAGGTACTTCTTATTCAGCTTCTCTCCCTACAGCACAAAGTGGTGCTTTCTTTGGGGGTGTAGGTTCATTACTTCCTACAGGCGAAGCAGGTGATTATGGTCAATATGCAGGTGCCTCTACTGAAGGAGCTAACGTTAATATTCAGGGATTAAAAACATCTGATTATGATGATGCTGTTAATATTCTTACTAATAAAGAAGAATTTAAATTTAAAACCCTTATAGTTCCTGGTTTTAACCAAGAACACCATTCTACAGATATAGCTACTATTATTGCTAATACTGAAACACGTGGTGATAGTTTATTTTTAGTAGACCCCGTATCATATGGAACTACTACTATAAACACAGTAACAACAAAAACAGAGGAATTAGATACCTCATTTGCTGCTTCTTACTGGCCATGGGCTCAAGTAACCAGCATAAATTTAAGAAGAGATGTTTGGGCACCCGCTTCTGTAATAGTACCTGGTGTATATGCTAAAAATGATAGTATTGCAGCCCCATGGTTTGCACCCGCAGGTAATACCCGTGGTAAAGTAACAGGTGTTAAAAAAGTTGAAACTAAATTAAGTAAAGCACAAAGAGATACTTTATATACTTCTAAAGTTAATCCATTAGCAACTTTCCCAGGACAAGGTGTAGTAGTATTCGGGCAAAAAACGCTTCAACAAGCCGCAAGTGCGCTCGATAGAGTCAACGTTAGACGTTTATTACTTGATGTGAAGGATACGGTTGATGGATTCTCTAGAAAATTAGTCTTTGAACAAAACACAGAAGAAACTCGTCAACGTTTCCTAAGACAAGTTAACCCATACTTAGAAAACTTAGTCCAAAGACAAGGATTATATGCTTTCCAAGTTAAAATGGATGGTCAAAATAATACCGCCGATATAATTGATAAAAACCAATTAATAGGACAGGTATTCTTACAACCTACTAAAACAGCGGAATTTATAGCTCTTGATTTCGTAATTACCCCAACAGGAGCTAACTTTGAAGACTAATATTATAAAATAAAAATAAAATGGCAACAGAAACTTTAGTATCACCTGGTGTATTACTACAAGAAGTAGATAAATCATACATAACCCCAGGAACAGACCCTTCAGGAATGGCTATTATAGGTCCTACTGCAAGAGGTCCTGTAGAAATCCCTACAGGGATTAATAACTACCAAGAATTTAAAGATATTTTTGGAACCGTAATAAAATCGGGCTCTCAAGCTTATGAATTATACACAAACCTAGCAGTTAAAAACTACTTCGATAATGGTGGTGCTAGTGCTCTTGTAATAAGAGTTGCACCTGATGCAAGTACATTTACAGCCGCAACTTCTTCTGCAATAACTTCTATATCCGCTTCAATAGGGGGTGCTGCTAATAATACTAATGATCCCTTTGTAATTAGTACCTTAGGTAAAGGAGAGTATTTAAACAGTGCTACTGGCAACAAGGATAATTTCAAATGGGAAGTAACTAATGTAAATAGAAAAGCTGGTACTTTTAGCTTAGTAGTTAGAAGGGGGGATGACACAAACTCAAAACCTCTTATTTTAGAACAATTTACTAATTTATCCTTGGATCCTTTATCTAATAACTACATTGCTAAAGCCATAGGTGATCAGTCACAAGCTGTAACTACTACTAATGGAGTATCTAGTGTAACATTATCAGGTGAATATCCTAACAAGTCTAAATTTATAAGAATTTCATCTGTAAATAGTCCAACTTACCAGTATTTAGCAGCTAATGGTAGCGTAAATACCAGAAACTCAGATGGATTAGCTTATGACCAATTACTCCCACAATCAGGATCTGGAACCTTTGGTACAGGTGTAGGTGATAATTTTGGAAGTGTTGCTGCTATCTATGGATCAGCATCAAGTGCAACTAATATCCAAGGTTTAGCACCTGGAGATTATACGAAAGCAATTTCTATATTAACTAATAAGGAAGAATATAAATTTAAAACACTTATAGCTCCTGGATTAAATAATAATGACCATAACAGCACTATTACTACTATTATTGAAAATGCCGAAACTAGAGGTGATTATATGGCTGTAGTAGATTTATATGGATATGGTGCAACTGTAGCTAATGTTAAAAACGAAGCTGAAGAAAGAGATACTTCATTCGCTGCCTCTTACTGGCCATGGGTACAGGTAAATAGTAGGGTTTTAGGTAAAAATGTTTGGGCACCTGCTTCAACTATAATTCCGGGTGTATATGCTAAAAATGATAGTATTGCTGCCCCATGGTTTGCTCCTGCTGGTTTAACTAGAGGTGGATTAAATAACGTACCTAAAGTTGAAACTAAATTAAGTAAAGCTCAACGTGATGATCTTTATACATCTAAAGTTAATCCATTAGCAACT